TCGCTGCGATCGCCTTGGATTCGGCGCTGCTCGTCAGAAGTTCCTGCGTCGCCGCGGTCATCGCTTCCTTCTTCGACAGGCCATCGGCTTGATGCTGCGCAACGAGGCACGCATGGAGCTTCGCATCTCCGGCTGTTTTCACTGCGGCCGCGTACTCGGATCCTTTCTTGTTCACCCATTCGCCCGGCTGCTTTGCACTTCCGCCGCCTTCGCCGCCGCTTCCTTCTCCCTTGCCGCATTCGTTGCCGGGCTGGAAGCCGCCCGCGCCCGTGCCGCAGTCGCGGTCCTCGTCACCGCAATAATCGAGCGCGATCGCGATCGCCTGATCCTGCTCGTATCCTTCATCAACGAGGATCTTGATCTTGTCTTCGACGCAGTCGCGCATGGTGCGATCGTCAACGACGGCGAAGGTGATCGCGTCATCTGCTGATCGCGCGCCGTTCTCCTTCGCCCATCGCTCCATGTAGTCGAGGCGAGCACTGATCGTCCCGCGCAACGACTTCGGCGTCGCTCGCAGAATCGACGCCCTACGCCGGCCGAGGTCGCGAATCTGCGACGCGATCTGCGGGTTCGTGAGCTTGCCGAATACGCGCCGCCCCTGATCGCTCGTGCGCATCGACTCGAGCTCGCCAACCTTGTCTCCGAATGTCTTCGGACCGCCTTGCGCGCGGAACGCGAGCGAGCCGCCGTTGTCGACTCGCATCGGAGTTCCATCCTTCGCGACAAGCACGTTGTCGCCACTCATTCCGACTACGTCCCAGTTCGCGAGGAGCGCGTCAGTCGCGAAGTTCTCGGAGAGTTTGGCCGCTGCTGCGGCGAACGCTTCGCCCTTTAGATCACCGATCGGCTTTCCTTCGACGAACTTGGTGATCTGCTTCGGCGCGTCCGGGTTCGTTTCGTCGAGTCGATGCGCGGGGATCGGGACCCCCGCCGCGGCGTAGATGTCGTTCGCCGCGGCTTCGCTGCGGATATGGTCGGCGCTGTTGCCGCCCTTCACGACGTACTGGTTTCCATCAGCGTCTTCGGTAAGGACGGCGCCCGTCGATCCGCCGAGGCGACCGACGGTCTTCAGTTCGCTTGCATCAGGGATCGCGCTGCTGCCGTCTTCGCCCGCGCCGCTTGCATCAGCGCCGACGCCCCCTTCTCCCTTTCCGCATTCGTTGCCGGGTTGGAAGCCGCCGGATCCGGTTCCGCAGTCTCGCGCACTTCGTCCCTCGACCGTCGCGCCGTCGGTCGCGGGTGGCGCGGTCGGTGGCGGGGCAGAATCGCCCCCAGAGGCGTCCGGCGGCGCCGGGGCGGCCGGAGGGGGTTCTGCCGGGGGAGGCGCCTTGGCGGCTTCCTCGGCGGCTTGCGCGAGCGGTTCGACGATCCCGGCGACGGCGTCGCTCGGCATGGCGGGGAACGCGGCGGCGATGATTCCCTTCGCGGCATCAGCAGGAACGGCACCGGAGGCGGCCGCTTGTGCGAGCGCGGTCATCGCTTGGAGTTGCCCGACGCCCGCGGCTTGCTGTTCCGCCTGCGTCGGCGTCTTGTTCTTCGCGGTCGGCAGCGGCCCAAGTTGGAGCGGCACGCGGAGCGATTCCCCTCCATCAACAGGCGCGAGTCCTTCGCGAGCGCGGACCTCGTTGATCGTCAGGAACCCGTGCTGCAACGCGGTCGCATACGCGGAGAATCGGCCGCCCAAGTCGCCGCGCGTCAGCGCGTCGAAACTGATGGACGTTCGCATCCGATCGCCATCGCGAAGGAGTTTCCTCGTGCACTCCTCTTCGAGTCGGCTCGCCCACGTTCCGAGAGTGTGCTTCGTGAACTCGAGGTCGGCTTGCTCGGCAGACGCGTACGACTGCTTCGTTGAATCGCCCACCATGTGCGGCGGGACGCCGAACGCGGCGGCGATCTGCTCGCGGCAATATCGTCGCAGCTCGATGAGCTGCGCATCGTCCGGATTGATCGTGATCGGCTTGAACTGATATCCGGCTTCGAGGACGGCGATTCGTCCGGCGTTGCGCGCGCCGCCCTGCATGTCTTGCCACGACTGGCGAAGTCGCTGCCATGCGTCAGGCGATAGCGTCCCCTGCACCTCGAGCACGCCCGCGGGTCGCGCGCCGTTCTGGAAGAACGACGCGACAAACGACTCGGCTTCGATCTCGATACCGATCAACTGCCGAGCGAGGTAGATCGGCGGCTCGCCGAGCAGACCATCAGCACTCGGACCGATGAGGTGGAAGATGTCGTATGCGGGGAATGTGCGCGCGCCCGTCGTGCCCGCCGCGTAGGAGTAGATCACCGAGTTGTCTGATGCGCGCATCGCTTGCATCAGGTCGGGACGCAACTTCTCGAGGCGGATCGGTCGACCGGTCGGATCTCGCTCGATGTAGGAGTATCCGTTCCCGTACAGGAGACAGTCGAGGAGCATGCTCTGTCGCCACGTGAGCGCGCCCATGAACGGGTTCGGCTCGGTGTTCAGCAGGCGATAGAGGGGATGCGTCGGCGTCGGCTGCAGGTGCCCATCGTCTCGCTCGAGGAATACCTTCCATTCCATGCGCGCGATGCTTTGACTGATGAGCATCGTGCAGGCGTGGACGCTTGGGCTCGAGCGCGCGATCTCCGGCGTGATGAATCGCCCGGTCTCTGCCCAGTTGACGACGTAGGACTGAATCCCCGACGACACAGGCATGCCGACGGGAGTGTTGTCCTGGAAGTCTTGACGGACTTCCGACGAACCAAGCATGCGAAGAAGGAGGTCTCTTAGAGCCATTGGATACCGCGGTCCTCGTACGGCGAGCGTATCAGCGGGGCGCCGTCCAACGCTACCGCGAGAGCGATGATCCCCGCAACAACCGGGTCGATCTTCTCGACCGATCGGCGCTTCGATGGTCGGGGGTTGTTGTTGTAGTCGAGCTCGACGACGGTATTGCTCATCGCCCACGTGAGCACCGGATTCCCGTCATGGTGCATCTTCTTCCCGACGATCGCCGCCTCCCATCGTCTCGTCGGACCGCTCATGTGGAGGAATGACTGCGGCACGCGCTTGAGCGTGAGCCCGTCGTTCTGCAACTGCTGCGCCAGTCCTCCGGCGTTGTTCGGGTCATACCCGACGGCGGTCACCTTGTGCCGCTCGACGAGGCGCTTGATCTCGGCGCGAAGGAACTCGTAGTCGGTCGCGTCGCCGGGCGTAAGTTTCAGCCACCCCTGCCGCGACCAATCAAGGTACGGCACGCGGTCTCGCTTCTGTCTGCGCTCGGCGCCGTCTTCCGGCGCATACGACCATGATCGAACGTGCGCTTCGTCCCCGTCGAGCCACACGGCCGTGAGGCTCGTGAGGTCGCTCACTTCCCCGAGGTCGATGCCGAGGTAGCACGGCAAGCCGATGAGTCGGTCGTCTTCGACCGCATTCATGCAGTCATCCCAGTCCGACATGCGAACCCATCGCACGTCGGCGGTCACGTGCTGATTCAGGTGCAGCGTTCGGAACGGCGTTTCGTAGGACGGTTGCTCTTGGGCTCGCTTGCACTCTTCGGCGATCCATCGCTCTTGAAGCGACGTTCCGAGCGACGGATTCGCCGTCATCCACGCCTCGGGCGTTCGCCAGTCCATCGACTCCGGCGCCTCGTAGACGACCGGAAGATATGCGGGATTCTCGATGATGCCGTCGCGGACCTTGCATGCGTAGTCGTACTGATCCCATTCGAGCGACTCTCGAAGCGTTCCGGCCGTCGTGATCGACACGAGGAGCGGGGACATGCGCGCGCCCATCGAAGTCTGGATCGCTTCCCACAACTCTCGGCGATTCCCCATGGCGTGGATCTCGTCGCCGATGGCGAACGACACGTGCAGGCCGTGCGCCGTCGGCGCGTCGCTGCTCATCGCTGCCCAGACGCCGCCGAGCGACGGCGCGACGATTCGATTCTGATAGACCTCGACGCGCGACTCGAGCTCGGGCTCGGCGCGAATCATCGTTCGCGCGCGCTCGAACACGAGCTTCGCCTGCTTTCGGTCGGCAGCGAACGACACGACCTCGGGCGTCGGCTCATCATCAGCGAGAAGGTGATACAGGCCGAGCGGCGCGAGGAGCTCCGTCTTCCCGTTCTTTCGCGGAATCCAGATCCCGCATTCTCTGAATCGGCGGGTCCCGTCAGGGCGCGACCACCCGTACAGGTTGCCGATTACGCCGCGCTGCCAAGGAAGTAGCCGGAAGGGTTGCCCTGCCCATGTTCCCTTCGCGAAGGTGCAGAGACCTTCGATGAATCCGATCGCATGCTTCGCTGCGTTCGCGTTCCATATCGCGTCGCCGCGCGTCGCGATCGCGTCAAAGCCCGGGATCGTGTTGAACGCCTCCGGCGCCCACGGATCAGGCGGTCGCGTTGCGCGAGAAGTACGACGCTTTGCCATTGTCCTTGACCTCCGGGAGTGCGATGAGGCGACCGCGCGCGGACGGCGTGAGACCGAACTCGGCGAGCATGCGTCGTACGTTGAGCGCGAGTTCCATCTGCATCGCGGAGTACGGCGAACGTCGGAGCATCTTCAGCGAGCCGTCGGGGTTCTTGACGGGGTAAACGTCTCCGTACTGGTTCAGCATGTCGGTGGCTCGACGGTAACGCGACCATGCCTCGCAGAGCACCGCGAGCGCGAAGCCGTCTGCTTCGGTCAGCACGCGCATTCGCTCGAGGATCGGAACCAACTGATCCCACGCCTTCGTGCCTTCTTCGTCGAGCCACGTCGGGCGCTTCGGTCGCGTTGTGGTCGGCGTTGGTTCACCCTTACGGGTGCGAGCACGCCAACTCCCGGAGAGCTTCAGCATCGCGGTCGGCTTCGGAGGGGGTCCACTCATCGGGTCTTCTCGAGGATAGTCGTGCGGATATGCGCGGCGATAGCCTTCATCAGCAACGGCGGCACCGTGTTGCCGAGTCGCTCGGCCGCGTTCGTGTAGTCGTTTCCGAAGTCGAACTCATCAGGGAAGGAACTGAATCGCTTCAACTCGGCGATCGTGAATGCTCGGCGCTCTGCCCAGTGCATCAACCCATACATGCCGAGCTGCCCGAGGCTCTTCGTCACGGTCGGGCATGGGCGCATCGGGTTCACGCGCACCCCGTTGAACCCGACTTTCAGGCCGATCTTCGTGAGGTTCTGCCCCGGCTTCAGGAACTCCCACATGCTGTACGCCTTGCGCGTGTTGCCGATCTCGATCAATCGCGCGACTTCGGCTTCGTCCAGGCGCAGTCCTTGTACCGCGGCCGCGGCGGATACTGGTGCATGCGTCGGCGCAGGATGCGTCGGATCGATCTCGAGGTCTTCTCGCGCGCCGATGAAGATCATGCGCACGCGCGACTGCGGAACCCCGTAGTCGGCGGCGTTGAGTTTGCGCGCGGCGACTCGGTAGCCGCTTGCCTTGAGCTCGCGCAGGATCTCGGCGAACAGGATTCGCATCTTGCCGACAACCATTCCGCCGACGTTCTCCATCACGAACGCTTTCGGCCGGAGCCCGCGAAGCAGTCGGACGTACTCCCGAAAGAGTTGATTTCGCTGGTCCTCGATGTTCCTTCGCCCCGCGATGCTGAATCCTTGGCACGGCGGCGACCCGTCGAATATGTCGAGTTCGCCGGGCTTCAACCCGATTCGCGCGAGCGCGTCCTCGACCGAGAGGTCGGCGATGTCCCCATGGAACAGGTCGGTCCCGGGATGGTTCGTTCGGTAGATCGCCGCGGCGCCATCGTCCCACTCGACGGCGAGTCGCACGTTTCCTCTGGCGAGCTTGTACCCAAGCGA